TGCTGATACACGAATAATGGAACCAGAACAACTACAAGCAGAAGGTATCAAGCGTGATTTGTCACGCTTAAAAAACAATAAAGTTCAGCTACCAGACACAGCAAATTGGCGCGGCCCTTATGGCAACGGTGGCCAAACTGGAGCACGAGTTGAAAATACTTACGGAAAACCAACTCCACAGCATTTGGCTCAATGGGAAAGAAGTTACTATCTAAACACTGGAAATGTGCCATATGGTAGCAACTTAACCGCAGAACAATTACGTGACAAGTATGGTTCTCCGCACACAGGAGGCAATAATCCTCCAATGGCCCCATCAGCTACCTAAAGATAAAACCCAGCTTATTAAAACTTGGTAAATAGGTGTATGCCAAGTTACACTTCAAAATTCCGCGGGTACAGCTCAATCGGGACTAGTTTTTTAAATCCAGTCCTGTACGATCTTGCCCTTGCGAAACAAGACCTATTAAACCACTTTCATACTCGCAAAGGCGAGCGTATTATGATGCCAGAATTTGGCAGCATAGTATGGGATATGCTTTTTGAACCCTTAGACGATTATACGATCAATTTAATTGACGCTGATGTGCGTTCAATTATCAAAGCGGATCCGCGTTGGTTGTTGCAAAGTGTAGCTATCAGCGAAGATATTAACGCACTTAACATTGAAGTTACAGTGACATATTTGCCCTCAGACGAATCAGTAGTACTACCATTGGTATACGATAAAGGAACGAACACATTATGAGCCAGACACGACGCCTAGGACAGTTAAACGCCGCTGAAAGCTGGCTTAACAATTACCGTTATCTAGTAAACGCAGATTTTAAAGCGTACGACTTTGAAAGCCTACGTACTGCATTATTAGATCACATTCAGCTAAACTATCCTGAAGATTTTAACGACTTTATCAATTCAAGTGAGTATGTTGCACTTGTAGACTTAATGGCGTTTATGGGACAAAACTTGTCCTTCCGCGCAGATTTAAATCTACGTGAAACATTTTTAGAAACAGCCGAAGTTCGTGGTAATGTATTAAGCATTGCCCGCCAACTTGGTTATAAGCCGTTCCGTAACGGCGCAGCCAATGGCTTCTTAAAGATTACTTCTGTAACAACTACACAAGAACTGTACGACAGCAAAGGTACAAACTTGGCTGGCAAAACAATTGTGTGGGCTGATCCGTTGAACTTGGACTTTAACGAACAGTTTTCATTGATTTTAAATCAAGCGTTAAACAAATCTAATCCAATTGGCCGCCCAGTAAGTTCTATTTCCGACAACGGTACTACTCGACAAATTTACGAACTTGATCAACCTGACACAAGAACAATGGTTGAATCATTTTCATTGACTGCAAGAAATAATAACAGCTATCCATGCGAGTTAGTTCCTGTAACAATTGATACAATTACAGAGCTTGCAAAAGAAAATACCCCAAACCCTTACGGTCGTCAAACTGTATTGTTTAACAACGATGGTACAGGCTTTGGCTCTGGTAGCAATGGTTGGTTCTTTATGTTCAAGCAAGGAACATTGAAGTTTGAAGACTTTATCTTAAACACACGAGTTGAAAACCGTGTAATTGATTTACAAGGCAGCAATATTAACGAAACTGACATTTGGGTACAAAGCATTGACTCACTTGGTCAAATTTTATATGAATGGACTCCTGTACCAAATACAAGTAATAAAAATATTGTATTCAATGCAGTAACCAAAGATGTACGAAAGGTATTCGAAGTTATTACTCGCGAAAACGATTCGGTATCATTGAAGTTTGGCGACGACATTTTTGCCGACATTCCAACAGGCAACATTCGTGTATGGTATCGTGAAAGTGCAAACGAAACATTGTCAATTTCTCCTAACGATGTAGCAGGTTTGGAAATGTCATTGCGTTTTGTTGATGGCACATCAACAGAGCAAGACTTAACAATCACGCTTGAATTATCTACTCCAGCATCAAGTACTGCTGGCGAAACACTAGAACAAATTAAAAATCGTGCAGGCCGTACAAGTGCAAGTCAAGACCGAATGATCACTGCTTCAGACTACAACATTTACCCAGAAGGTAAAGTAAGTGGGGTTGATAAGATTAAGGCAGTTAATAGAACACATGCTGGTCAAAGTGTGTATGCAGACTTATCTGACCCAACTGGTACATATCGACCTGTTATTACATTTGCAGACGATGGTTACATCTACGAAACTGAAGTAGTTACATCTACTACAAAAGACTCGTTATCGGGCCCACAAGAAGTATTGTCTTGGGTAGAAAACAGTTTGTTAAACAGACACCTACACCAGCTATACTACAAAAAGTATTCTCCTATTACTCCAGAATCTGGCGTTAATGTCAAGTGGGTAACAGTAAGTTCTGGTAATGCAACTACTACAGGCCACTTTTCAATTGTAACAAATAATGCACCATTGCGTATTGGCCGTGGTAGCCCAGACATCAAATATAGAACTATTGGCAAGAACAGCTTGGTAAAGACCACTGGCGGTAAGTGGAGCCGTGTGCTAGATGTATATCGCGAAGGTCTTGGCGTGAGCGACAACGATGGCAACAACACTGGCTTGCGTGCCAATGGTCAAGGCTCTGTGTTCTTAAATTCTATTTTGACATCTACCAGTGTTGAAGCATGGTTCCCATCATTGCGTACAATTTTTACTCCAACAGAGCAACGTGAAATCCTTGCCGAAATTCGTGCGGCACGTAGTTTTGGTTTGAAGTATGTAAACACATCAACACAACCAGACCGTTGGAAAATTATCCCAGTGGACGCAGTTGTAACAACAGGAGACTTAGTTCCACCAACAGAACAAAATACAAACTCTGGTGCAAGCTGGTTAGTGCGTTTAGATTATGATACAACAACAAGTGCATGGACATTGTTTACACGTAACGATCAAACAGTGTTTGGCAGTGTTGATCAATTGACATTCCACAATCAACGTTTTGGACAATCAATTGACTCGTCATCAAAGCGTGTTCTCAAAGATACTATTAAGTTTTTAAAACAAAACGGATTAGAAGCAGAGTTATCACTTGATGTCAATGACTACTTTAAGTTAGATGATGGCCGCTTTGATTCAACTCGAGTAATGTTGTTATTACCAGGCTTAAATGAAAACTTAGCACCAAATGATCCAGAAGTAATTAGTAAACTTATTACTGGCAATGTACAATTTGAACGTGTGCCTTTTGTTGATACTAAAGGACAATATACACTAAAGCCAAGTAATACAGCCGGCGTGCTACTACCTGGTAGAAAAGATTTAAAGGTGCAAAGTACTCACGTTCCGTTACGAGATAACAGAGTTGATGCATCTACAACAAACATCGTTGACATGTATGTGCTAACATCAAACTACAACGATGCTTATCGTGCTTGGGTTAACAGCGGTGGCAACGAATCTACAAAGCCATTGCCATTAACTTCATATGGTTTAGAAAAGCTAATGAGCTCTATTGTCCCTTATAAGAGTATCAGTGACAGCATTATCTTCCATCCTGTTAATTATAAAGTTATCTTTGGTAAGAATGCCGACAGCAGAAATCAAGTTAAGATTCGTATTACCAAGAGTGATACTACACGAGTAAGCGATGCTGAAATTCGCAGTCGTGTTATCACTGCAATCAACCAATACTTTTCAGTTGATAATTGGGACTTTGGCGAAACGTTTTATTTCACTGACATGGCTGCTTGGATACATAAGTCGTTAGGCGGGATTATCAGTAGCATTGTGTTGGTTCCAAAACAAAAACAGTTGTCAAGCAATGACCTGTTCCAAATCCCATGTGAAGATAATGAAATTTTTATCAGTAGCGCAACGGTAAATGACGTTGAAGTTGTTTCAAATTAATAAGGCAAAGTAATGGCAAAAGATCCAAAAAAATTAAACCCTGAAAACCCATACAGTAAAACATATCCGGGTCAGGATTTAAACACAGGCGTTTCACCTAAGACGACTGACTTACTACCTACAATTTTTAGAACCGAAACAAATAAGAAAGTTCTAAGTGCAGTAATGGAAGACTTGTTTCAACCAAGTTCCATTGAAACATTAAACTATGCTGTTGGCCGTAATAGAACAAAGTATACTGGCTTAGATTATTTGCCACATCCTACTGCTCGCAGACAGTTAGAAACTGGCTTAGTGCTATTCAATGATGATAAGGTTTCTGTATTAACAGCTGATGACATTGCAACAGCATGGGATCTAAATGATAGAACACGCGAAACAGCAGAGCCAATAAGCATTTTAGATTTACCAATTGACCCAGACAAGTTTTTAAACTGGGCAAACTACTACTGGATTGAAGAACGTATGCCAGTGGTGTTCTTAACCAGCGGCAACACTGACTTAAATGTACAAGCTGATATCGTTGGCAAGAAATACTACACATCACCTGTACAGCCCAATGGCCGTAGCTTAGAATTTAAAAATGGCATGCGAGTAGTATTCCATCAACGTCCAGGCTTAACTGATATTGCTGGCAATTTGGATTTAGATTTGCTAACAGATGGCAACAAACAACTTCAAATGGATTATGAATTTATCAACTACGATAAAGGACTAATTGGCGTATCTGTTGATGGTGTTATCTTAACGCAAGGCGTTGATTACTATATTTCTGGCAACCACATTGTGTGGCTAACTGAATTCCCTGCACTAAAGGCAGTGCATGTCCATGTACCAAACTTTTACATTACATTAGATGAAGAACTTAGATTGCGTTCATGGTTAGTAACAGGTGTTGGCACAGAAGAAGGTATTCAGTTACTGGGGTTGCACTCTCAGTTTACAAACACAGTATACAGCAAACTATCAAATGCATTATGGGATCAATCAGCTGTGCCTTGGGATCGTGTTGAATGGGATGGTTTCATTCCTGGTATTAACCCTAAGGAATATATTTTACAAGAGCCAGGCGCAAAAAATAGAAATGCACATAGTAGAACAAACTGTTGGTTTCATAAGTCTACTATTCAAACAGCAGTTGACTTCTTAGGAATTGAATTTAGCGACATTGCAAAAAAAGACAGTCAGGCAATGCGCCCTATTGTTGAATTTGAGAACAGTCTTGAATTGTACAATCACGGTACACGTTATCGTGCATGGCCTACGTTTTTAGTAAACGAATTGAACGTTAGTGTTCCAGACTTTATTAATTTGCCATTGGTGGATAGCAACACCACAATCTTAAACTCAAGATACATGTCGCTATTGGCCAAACTTGATAGACCAGTTGATATTATTGTACAAACACAAATTGGCGCCAACTTCAAGTTAGCGTTAAACGCATCATCTATTCCGCAAGATGAGCTTATTAAGATCTTGGCCAACCTTGACAAGGACAATGCCGCTGGTAGAATTCCAAAGTATGCAGTTTACAAAATAACTGGCAATAGTATCACTTGGATTAAAAATCCGCCAGCTTCTAACTGGACTATCACTTACAGAATTTCTGGCGTGCTATTATCTGCTTTACGTATTCTATGGTTAGCTAAAGATTCAAATATTAACACGATTTTAAACATTAGACACGATAATGTAGTTACAACTGGCGCCTCAAAAGAAATAGCATACGATGGCGATGCAGTGGTAATCAACGTAACTTCATCAGCTGATCCGCATTATTTAAAAGAGTACCATTGGAAGAATGGTGTTGCTGTTCCAGCAACATTCCGTACTACTGCGATCCAACAACCAGTATTTGAAATTTACAGTCGAGATGGTGTTAAGCTAAGTTCAAACACAAGAACAAAGCCGTCAGTAGTTAATAGCACAATTATTAAGATCAAACCTGGCACACATTTTGATGACGAGTCGGGTTATAATATTGAATTCTTGCCGACTCAATTTACACAGTTAACCACTGACAACACCGCAGTGAACAGCATGTACAACATCTTGTTCGAACACACACTTCAAACAACAGCACTGTACATTGACAGTACGGGTACTCAACAACCAGTACCTGGACCATACTCGTTCCGCAGATTCAACGGTGGCGACACAGTATCTGAATTGAGCAATGGCTATCGCCGTGCTTGGTTTAAGTTAAAAAGCTGGGCACTTCGCTCACAAAATATTGACGGCCCAACAACTATTCAGTTGGATAGTTCAATGTGGCCTGAATACAAATGGGCAGTTAAGATTAGTAACGGTGCAGGCACAGTATTGCACACAGACGACTTTAAAACAGTTGTTGATAATGTAGCAGTTGCCGCACGTGGGCGAGCTGTCTCATTCAAAGTATATCACAATGGATTACAAACTGTAGCAACAGTACGTGGTCAAGGCTTTGAAGCATTTGATGTTCCAGTGGTAGATGGTGCGTTATCATTTGTCGTTCCAACAACAGCAGTTGATACGCTAACTGTTTCAGTTGGCTTTATCAGTTTTACTGCTCGTTTAATTGAACTTAAAGATGATCCACGATTTGTAAAAATCAAATTAAACGGACTTCCTGTTGATTACACCATTGATTCAACTGCTTATACAGTTACACTAAATGATACTGGCGTTGTTGAAATTCAGCACCAAGGTAATAACATTGATAGCGACCACTTGACTGCTATTCCAGGCATTGATTACAATCCAGAGCAATTTGAAAACTTTGGAGAAATCAGCGTAGCAAGAATTATCAAGGGCCTGTCAAAGAACATTGCAGTAAACACAGCAGGCAAGCGTGAATGGATTGATAGTCCAAAGTTTAAAACACTGGACGGTATTTACATGGCTGACAACAGTGCAATTCGTTCTTCATGGGCAAACTTTGCATTGCAACCTGGACTACAAGATGTTGTAGTTGCACGTTCAATGAGCGCTTGGAGATGGTACCGTAAGTTTATTAGCAAGTTAGAAGAAAGCAATATTGTCTATAACATCAGTGAGTATGGCATTAACAATACACTTGACCGTATGTTAGGTGAAATGCTTCTTGGCGTAACATATAGCTCTGTTGATGCAGTGTCGGGTATGGCATTTACTCGCGATGGTATGCAATTGAATACAGTAACAGCCGCAGGCAATTCTATATTTGCAATTGGATCAAGTGATTTGTTTACAAGACCATATGCCGCTGATCATGTTTATGTTTATGTAGATGGCACTTTACAATTAAAAGAAGTTGACTATACAATCAATGGACAAAGCATTGTATTTTTTACAACACCTGCTGTTGGTAGTACGGTTGAAATTTACTTTGCAAAAGAAACTGAAGTGTACTCAGGTATTCCAGCAAGTACTGCTAAATTGGGTCTTGGCGGATTATACCTACCAGGTTTAGTAACAGAAACATGGGGAACAAACTCTAAGACGTTTATCCAGCGCCACGACGGTTCTCGTATTACTGCATACACAGATCCAGAATCTGGTGAAGTTACTGACAGCTATCCGCTGAATGCAATTATTTTAGAATTAGAAAAACGAATCTACAATGCTTGTATCAACGCAGTTGGTGATGAAAATAGACAGTACGCATTTAGAAACTATTCAGCAGAAGAAGTAACAGAGTCGCAATCTCGCTCACAGTTGGAATGGTATTCTATCAATGGTATTGATTACAGAAGTCGCAGTGACTTTGATGCCAACGATGCCTGGACATGGAACTACGGTGGTGCAAGTTGGAGAAAGTTGTACTTAGATTCGTACGGCACTTATCGACTACACCAAGCTCCTTGGGAAGCATTGGGTTACGACAACAAGCCAACATGGTGGGATGCCCATTACTCATGGACTGACGCAACAAAGCGTCAAGCACTTGAACTGGCATTATACTTTGGTATTTTAAATGAACCTGGTAGTGCTGCCTTTACAGATCCCAACTTTGCACACCCACATTCATCGTACCCAGTTGATGCTAATGGCAATTTACTAAGCCCATTTGATGCTGGTATTGCTTCTCCTACTGTAGATGAAGCACAGCAGCCTTGGGAAATTGGTGCAATGGGTCCTGCTGAAATGGCATGGAGACGAAGTGTAAGCGGCACATGGAGTAATGTACTTCATGCACTAGATCGCTACGACTTAGCAAACGAATTCTTTGATAGCTCAATTAATCCGTTCATCCAAACAGTACATAATAACAGTACAGCACCTAAGGGAACAGGCAGTATTGCGCCTGACCAATTCTTATATGCACGTACTTTAATTGGTATTGGTGCAGTGTTGTTTGAAGGCTACCGCGAATTTAATTTATTAGGTGAGTCACCATTGGATGACTTGCTGGCACTTGGTACAAAGTTAGAGTTTAGTGTTGGTGGTTTCACCGACGGTGTTATCACACTAAAAATGCCGTACTCTAAATTCCAAGACAACGAATATGTACCCGACAATGACTTTGGTTTAACATTGAGCCACGGTATTCCCAAGGAACAATTGCGTTACACTTCTGTGCGAGTTGAAAAGGATGATGTCGGATTCCGTGTATATGGATTTGATCCAAAGTACAGATTCTTTAAAGTATTAACACCAACAGCAAATGCGCTATCAACAGGATATCCTACAACTCGTCGTCAGCTGGCAACCAGCTACGGTACATTTATCGAGTACGCACAGTGGAACACTACTCCAGTGGCAGTGCCTTATGGATCATATGTTGCAAACAAACAAGACTTGATTACATTGCTAATGGGTCTTGGTGAATACCAAAAGCAACAAGGTCTTGTGTTTGATATCATAAACAGTCGTGGTACTGTTACAGACTGGAAACAAGCGGCAATTGATGCTATTTCCTGGAGCGAGGAACAATGGGGCGAAGAACACTTCTGTATCGTAGGTGTTGCAACCGCAGATGGCTTAAAAATTCATCACCCAATGGGCGCACTAAGCAGACTTGATGCCGACCTTGGACGCACTGGTAAGGTGTTGTATGCCAATGGACGTTCAGCTACTGCCGCAGAGTTACTGATTACTCGTGACTTTGAGCCAAGCACAGATAAAATCACGCCTTTGACTAACGAGCAAATTGTATTTGTAAATTTTGAAACACAATATTACGATCATGTTTTCTTTATCAGTAACAAGACCAAGTTTGGCGACTTGATTGCTGACTTACAAACCGATAATAGATTACAAGACTTGACAATTGCTGGTCGTAGAACTTATAACTGGTCAGGCCGCCCATCTGCACTTGGTATATTGCCACAGCAGTACAGCACCTTACCTGGTTTTGACACACTTGTAAATGATATTGTTGCAAGTCACATGCCAGAACGTGTTGCATTTGATACACTTAAAACTGACATTGCTCGTGGAAACGTAGTGCCTTCAAAGAAAAGTGTTATTGCTGATATTGTACAAGACAGCACAAGTGCATACTTGTACCGCCAAGGCCTTCAAAGTGCCGTTGGTACAAACTTGGCCATTGATGCATTGTTTAGAAACAGAAACATTGATATTCCAGGTAACGAACAAGATGTAGGTGTCAATGAACAGTGGATGTTTAACACCGGCGAGTTTGGTAATTTATCAAACAAGAAAACTTGGGAAATTGAACTTCGTAAAAAGGATCTAACAAGCAATCGACAAATCGTAAGATTCCGCGATGATGCACTTGGTGCTACAGATTTACGAAGCGACAACATCATTGACATCGTTGGTAAAGCTGATCCACGTTGGGTTTCTCGACCAAGCAACTACTTGTTTAAAACAATCAACAGAGATGCCATTGACAAGAACTACAGCAAGTCTCAAAATTGGTTACCAAGTGCCGGCTTGGCTGATGTTGTTACAACAGATGTAGAGATCATGCGCCTAAGCGAACTTACATTTGATAAGTTGCTTAACGTAGAAGATTCTGCAATATTGTTTGAAACACAATCATTCAGCAGATACAATGATTACAATGCCGGCGATTATGTTTGGCACCAAGGCAAGTTGTACAGTGCAACAGTGCGTATAATTGGCTCTAATGTCAGCGCATTTGACGCTAACCAATGGTCTGAAGTAACAATAACTGGATCAATGCTTCCGTCTATTTGGATCAGTGACTACATCTTTACAAATCCACAAGGCTACGGCTGGAACGTTCTGCAGGCATTTGCTCCTGCATACATTGAAGAAATTTGTCCAAATGCTTTCAACACTGGCTTGAATGAAAGTAAAGCGTCATTTGCAAGCCCACATAGATTGGCCAAAGGCGATTCGTTTATTGTTGCTGGTACAAATGATGGAAACTACAATGGAGTTCATCAAGTTAAAGAAGTAGTTGATGACTATAACGTATTGATTCAAGCACGTAGTACCAGCAACGAAGTTGTTTATAACGCAGTTGGATTCAAGTTGAGTTCTGTTAAATTTACTACAGACGAAGAATTCTTAGCATCTACATTATCATTTAGTGCAGGCATGACAGCGTATGTTGATTACGGTGATATTGAAGGCAGTTACAAGATTTACACCTTCACTGGTACCGGCCAGTCAGACTCACAGCAGTACAATGTCGAAAACTACAGCAACACAATGATCGACAGTGGATCGATCTATCAGGTTCAATTGTTTGATTACGACACTGAAGATTTAATCCAAACTCTTGAAGTTTTTGATCCATACAAAGGATTAACAATTGATGATGTTGCTCAGTACATTGACTTTAAACAGTTGCCAGACCCTGCAAGTTACAACGTTAATGAGTTAGGCTTACCTGATGAATACAACTCAACACCTTGGGGATCTGAACAAGTTGGCAAGCTATGGTGGGACCTAGACAAAGTACGTTACATTGAATACGAACAGTCAGGCAATTTACAGTATCGTGCTAATCATTGGGGCGAACGCTTTGCTGACAGCGAAGTTGCTATCTACGAATGGGTAGGTAGTACAGAACTACCATCTGCAGATGTTGCACCAGATGCATACTTAGACACCAGTGGTAACGCTGACGGTCAAATAAGATATAGCGAAATTGTAACAACTGATCCAGATTCTGGTGCGACCACAACAACATACTATTACTGGAAGCGTAGTCCTTCAGTGGTACCAGCAGGTGGCAGCAGAGCATATTCTGCGGCAGCAATTGAATCAGTATTAAACAATCCAGATGTAAATGGCGTTGCTTGGTTGGCACCTATCGATACCAATGCATTTATTATTGCTAACATTTCTGGCGTGTTTGGGAACAAAGACAAAGTTATCTTACGCATTGAGCAAAACATAAATCCTGAACAAGTACATAACAACAGCGTACTAGTAACAGAAAACGTAGATGTTATTGATGATTTCTTGTATCAAAGATTATCGTCGAGTATTGTAGGCCGTGACAACTACAGAGAAGCATACAAGTTAAACGAGTATGTTGTTGGCACACAATATCGCAAGGGAGATTACCTATACATCAAGAACAATGGCATTGATGTTGCTACTAGCACATACAGTGGTAGCGATTATCCAATCTTGCAGAATCTTGATGACACTCGTTACGACATTAACACTGTTCGTCGTGCAACATCTGCAGATCACAAAATTTATGTGGCCATTAATGACTTTGTTGCAAGCGGATTAGCCAAAGATATCAAGCAAAGATTTATCATCAAGAGTGCCGCTGGCGCATTGATTAAGGATCCTTACGAAAACACTGAAGGGTATTATGCAGTAGTTAATACTCGTCGCAAAGTACCTGATGCTAGCTTACACCCATTACGCCGCTATGGCAATGAGTATGCTCCAAGACCACAATCATGGTTTAAGGATATTATTGCGGCACGTAGAACCCTTATCGTAGCAGCCAACGATTACTTGCTAAACATTGACACAATTAGTAAGCCAGACTGGGACAGATATCTGATAAAGTATCAACCATTAAATGGATCATACGAAAAGGATCTAACTCAGTATTGGAACTACGTTGATTATATTGTGCCTGGATACACAGTTGGCAATGAGCAAGTACAGATTCGTTCTGAAGAAATTGGCACGCTTGACAGCACAGTAACAAACTTCAGCATTGTTGATGCTTATGGCAATGTCGTCGAAGCATATACAAAGTCTGGCAACAACTTAACTCTAATGTATCGTAAAAATGGTACAATTCAATTCTCAAATGCAATTTGGGACGGTAGCTTAAATGATGCATGGGACAAGTTGTCTTGGGACAAAACATATTGGGACGAAGATATCAGCGAAGTCGTTGAAAGTATCCTACGTGCCCTTCGCAAGAATATTTTTGTAGGTGAGGACATCAACTACTTTAACAAATTATTCTTTGCATTGGTTAAGGAAAGTTTGTCACAGATTTCAAATGCAGATTGGGTAGTAAAAACAACATATCTTGATGTATTCCAAACCAGCGAGCGTGAGCTAGAAAAGGTAGGCACATACTACAACAAGAAAGATAAGCTGATTATCAAGTACATTGATGAAGTTAAACCTTTCCACAGTAAAATTGTTGAAGCAAACAAGCTGAACAACGCCCAGCAGGATATTGCAGTTTCAATTGGCGAATCAATTTCATTGACTTGGACGACTCGTACTATGATAACTGATGAAAATGAAAACCCAATCACTACCGAAGACGGCAGAAAACTATCACCAATTACGGAAGTAGTTGTCCAGGACTTGCTTGAACAATAAAGTGGGTTATTTTAAATACGCTAAATATCATTATGAACATAACATCTTTACCAGTTAAAATTACAACTCACATTGTGATTACAGATGCTGATACCGGGGAAGTATTGCGCGAAGGCGAAAACGCCATTCATCAGGAAAATATGAGCCAAGTGTTGGCAACAGCACTTGCCCGCGGCGCAAACAGCTTTATCAGTGAAATGCACTTTGGTAAAGGTGCCAGTGTAACTGCAATCGACGGTTCTATTTCATATAGAACGCCAAACGTTTTTGGATCAAATTCAGAACTGTATAATCCAACTTACTTTACAGTAGTTGATGCACAGGATCTAAACAATCCAGACTCTGCTAATAACAACCTAACAGTGACACATACTACAGGAACAACGTACAGCAGTACTGTAGTAACAGCGACTTTGGATTATGATGATCCCGTTGCAAGTGACAGCGTTTTCAACATTGTTAATAGCACCGAAGATAGCCTAAATGCAACTACAAGCGTAGATGGCGAAATGGTATTTGACGAGATTGCACTAAAAACAAAAGGCACAGCAGGTTTAAATTCTGGTAATTTGCTAACGCACTTTATCTTCCACCCGGTTGAGAAGAGTCACAATCAGCGTATACAGATTGTATACACGCTAAAAGTTCAAGCTGGTTAATCCAAATTTAAACTAAATATACAAAGGCAATAAGCCAAAAGGACGAGAAGAAATGGCATACGAAGTAAACAAAGCAAACGGTGAAGTGTTGGTTAACCTTATTGACGGGGAGATCGACAACACATCAACTAGTTTAAATTTATTGGGCAAGAACTATCTTGGCTACGGTGAGCTGATCGCTGAAAACTTTGTTCATTTGCTAGAAAACTTTGCAAGTAGCATTGAACCAATTAGCCCAGTAACTGGACAGCAATGGTTTGACACAGGCGAACGCAGACTAAAGCTAAACGCAGATAATTCTAACTGGAAAACTATCGCGTTCTTAGCCGCACAAAATTATGTGCCAGCAGTTGGCACATCAATTCGTGGCGACTTCTGGTATGACACGGCAAATAATGCTATCAAGATTTACACGGCTGATGTAACGCTACCCGGTACAAACGGTAACGGTTGGATGAACATTGGTGCGTTCCAAGGTAATCGTGAAACTGCAACAGGCATGACGTTCTTGGACCTATTAGATACTAACAGTAGCTTACACAAAGTTGTTGCATTATACGCAATGGGCGTGTGTGTTATGATTATTAGTTCCGACGCAGACTTTACTATTGCTAACTCGCATGCTGTACCAGGCTTTGACGAAATTGGCAAAGGTATTAACATGAATACCAGCGGTCGCGATAACACTGGCTTTGATACAAATGCATTTAAGTTGCGCGGTATCTCTATGGAAGCTGAATTTGCTGACGTTGCTGAAATTTACACAGCAGATGCAAGTTACGAGCCAGGCACATTAGTTGCATTAGGCGGTGATGCTGAAGTAACACAGACAACAGGATCTGCTGATACAAACATTTTTGGTATTGTTTCAACTCGTCCAGCGTACCTAATGAACGCAAAACAAAAACGTGAAAAGAACGCATTGCCAATCGCAGTTGCTGGCCGTATTCCAGTTAAAGTAACTGGTGTAGTCAAGCGTGGTGACCGCTTAGTATCTAGCGATATTCCAGGTGTTGCACGAGTTGCTACACAACAAGATCCAGCCTGGAGTATTATTGGTCGTAGCTTAGGCGAGTTTAGCGGAGAAGGCATCGGCAAAGTCGAAGCTACAGTCGGAGCACGATAATGGCTATTCAGCGTAAAAAAATTACCGCTGAAGACCTAAACAAATTGGCATCTGATGTCAATGAATTGTTTGGCGATACACACGCAGGTGAAGGCCCATCTACTGACTCACAAACTCAAGACGATATTCGCTGGGGCTGGGGCGGAGAAAATGTTCAATACGTACAGCCAAAGCAAAAGATAACAGCGGCTTTTACAAACGAGTTAGTTAATCGCATTAACCTAAGCACATATCGTACAAACAGTGACGATCAAGTACTTGTTATTGTAGAACAAGGTGACAAAGTAACAGCGGACTTTTTTAATGCCGCGGCAACATTGCTTGAATCTGCACGTAATGCAAGAAATCAAGTTGATCCAGCACTAACATCATTAACAACAATTCGAACGGTTGTAAGCAATGGCGCTACTTGGAAACATCAGTTAGAAAACGTAGTTGAATTTGATTTTGAAGGGTATGAAAGTGCTCGACACTTTTTCAATGCAGGCGGCGATATCCGTTTGGCATTTTCAATAGCCGAAGGTTATAACGCAGGCTACCACACTTGGCGTGGTATTTTTATGGACCAGGGCACACTAAGACTAAACGTTGAAACAATGTCTAGCTTAAACAACCGCGGTATCAGCCAAGACGTTGGATTTGCAGAGTTGGTCCTTGGTGAGCAACTACTATACACTAGCCCGTCTGGCGGCGGTGGCGAGTATGGCGGATACGGGGGTTATGGCGGATACGGGGGTTATGGCGGCTATGGCGGCTATGGCGGATACGGGGGTTATGGCGGATACGGGGGTTATGGCGGCTATGGCGGATACGGGGGTTATGGCGGATACGCTTCAAGCCGTGTAAAGATCTATGGCAACATCGAAAACAACCGTTTGCGCCTACGCACTTTACTCGACCATGCTGGTTTGGGCACTAAAGTAACAGGTACAATTACAATGGCAGTATCTGTTTCTCAGCCATCAACAGTGACAGAAAATGGGGTAACGTTGGACCTTCCAACTCCTATCATTTCAATAACCACACCTTGGCAAGAAATCTAATTGGTTAAACCAGGATTTGTACGTTGGTAAATAACAACGTACATAATAATTCTGGAACCAAATGGATACACGCCTAAATGATGCATTGGCCTTTGCCAACTATAGACTAACGCTACAAGTTCAGCGCCAAAACATTGAAGCACGAGTAAATGCGGCTTTGATCGTGTCTTACCAAAATGCAATTTTTAAATCCACCCAAACACTGATTACATTTGTTGGGCTTAGAGCCATGCGATCAGACAAGCTGTTGGTTGAAGATAACAGTGGCAATGTTATCCATATTGAAAATCCAAACGAGTTCCTAACAGAGTTGCTAACAGCGTATGATGCTGCCATGGATCTAAAGCAACAAGAATTACAAAAATTAAAGTCAGCACGTAGTACTGCTAAAATCGTAGGGCTGTAATATGAGCACCAGGGGCTTTATGATGTTCGCTTACAACAACGAACAGTTGGACTACACTCAATTGGCCCTGGTCGCGGCTTATGCATGTAAAAAGTACATGCCCAATATCCCAGTGGTGCTTGTAACCAATCAAGCAAGTTTAGAGCAATGTAAAGAAACCCATGGCCAAGCAATTATGAATGCCGCCTGGGATGATATTATCCTCACCAATCCTGAATACGAACGTAATATGCGCTTACATCACGATGGTGCATATCACAGCTTCAACGCACAATTTACCAACACCAACAAGCACGACATTTATAATCTAAGTCCATTTGATGAAACTATTCTAATCGACACTGACTACTTGTGTGGCAATAACAATTTGGAAAAGTTGTTTGGCGGCCAATATGATGTTGCAATGTATCGTGACGCTCGCAACTTGCAAATGCAAGAACCATATACAACAGAACGTTGGTTGCATTATGCAGGTATTCGCATGTGGTGGAGTACTGTAGTATATTGGCGTAAAAGCGAAGAAGCCAAACACTTCTTTAATGTATGGACAGCAGTTAAAAAGAATTGGGAGTACTATCGCTTCTTGTACAAGTTTCCAGGTACATTATATCGTACTGACTACTCAGCGTCTATTGCCGCGCACATGTGCAACGGTTGGCAAGATGGTGGCTTCATTGGTGAAATCCCTAACTATATGCGCTATCAAGATCAACGCGATGATATTGTAGAAGTTAAGGGACCTAACCATTGGGTAATGTTAAGCAACTTGCCCGAAGAGTGGAAAAACATTGTAGTAGAAGTCC